GGTACTTATCAATCAGTAAATAAAGACGGTTCTTTATCAGAAGAACGCACACTTGAAGAACAGAAGAAGCATGATAAAGATAATACTTTCTCTAAAAATTTTGCTAGTGTTGATTATACTGACTTTTCATCTATTTTTTCAACCTCTAGTTCTTACTTTGAGTTTTTAACTGCTTCAATCCGTATTCTTCCAGATTGGTTTATTGCTACTTTTACAGCATGGTTTGTTACATTTCTCACACTTGCACTTATTAAGTATGTCATTCAATAAGGGGGTATATTATGCGTGTAGTTGCTATTCTTGTATCTGCTATATTGTTTTATCTTATCCCTGACGCTGTTCTTGAAACTATTTTTTCAACTGGCTTTACTGCCTGTCGTAACATTTCTCAGTATATTTTTAATGCTGTTTCTAATCTTATTAAATAAGGTGGTGTGTATGGATATTATTTATGCTTTCAAAGCTATCTTTTATAATTTAACTCTCTGTATGTCTTATACTTTTGATTTTGGCTCTTATACTTTTTCTCTTGGTTCTGTTATTGTCGGCAGTATGATTTTATCCTGTTCATCTGCTTTCATTATATATCTTTTAAAACGATAGGAGTAATTATAATGGTTAATATAATATGTTTTGTTCTTGCCGTATTGATGATTTTTTCACTTGTATGGCTCGTTAGGAGGTAGAATAATGCTTAACTTGGTTTTGTTTATACTCGCTGTCTGCTTTTTGGTTTGTACTATAAGCGGTGTTATAGGTTTCTTCACTGACCTTAGAAACTTTAAAGCTGAACATGAATTCAG